TCATGTCGTTCCTCCTGGGGCGCCACTGGGGCGCCCCCTGTCCTTCTGAGCTACCGTGCTCAGATTCCCGTCACGTTGCAGAACGCCTCGGGCCGGTAGATCACGTTGCACACGCGGACGTCCGCGCGCACCATCTGCTTGCCCTTGGCGAAGTAGTCGCTGTAGCCGTCCGTGATCTTCATCTGGATGTCCCGGCGGAAGAAGAGCTGAGCGTGCACGACGAAGTCGCCCACGAGCCCGCTGTTCTCCGCGAGGCAGTCGGTCTGCACGACGGGGAGGCCCCATAGGCGCTCGGCGCCGGCCTCGCTCGGGTTGCCCATGATGTAGATCCCGTCGACGGTGCGCTCGAGGCGGATCCCCTGCCAGTCGTTCGGGTGCAGGAGGATGTGGGTCGGGCTCGCGCGGCCGGTGACGCGGATCACCGTCATGGCCTTGAAGATCGCGTCCATGACCGGGTCGGCACCCTTGGCCTGAGAGCCGACGTTGGCGTAGGGGACGATCCCGACGATGTTCGGAGTGGCGCCGTTCCCGCGCAGGAGCTGGTAGTCGAGCCGCTGCCGGAGCATGAAGGGAAGCCGCTGGTTGATGTAGCTCTTCGCCTCGGCGACGTCCTCCATCTGCTCGTCCGTGATCGGCAGCACGACGCCGATCGTCTCGACCGTCCACGAGCGCTCGGTCAGCGCGAAAGCCGCCTCGCCGTAGGCCCCGCCCTCGGAGCGCTCAGCGGCGTTGTTCGTGAAGGTCGTCTCCTCCATGAACTTGATCGCGGCGCTTCCCGTGGTGCCGGTGGGGAAGATGTCCGTGACCTGAACGGGGCGCTGCGCGTCCGGCACGACCTTGCCCGTGCGCAGGGACTCGGGGCCCCATCCGGCCGACCGCTCCATGAGGGTCTTGAGGTCGCCGAGCTGCATGCCGACCACGGGGCTGTTGCCGCCCCGGTAGCCCGCGCCCTTGAGCTTGTCGACGAAGACGTCGCCGATCGTCTTGGGCTCCTGGGCCGGGCCCTGGGGCTGCACCGGCGGCGCGCTCTTCTCGAAGAGCTTCTCGCGCTCCGCGGTCTGCTGGCTGAGGACGTCGACCTCGGCGAGCGCCTTCACCTCGTTCGCGAGATCCTCGAGCTCCTTGTTCAGCTCACGGATCTTGTTGACCTTCGCGACCGTGTCGCCCTCGATCGACTTGACCTTCGCCATGTCCCGATCGGGGCCGGACTCCTCGAAGATTGCCATGAGGCGCTTCTGCTTCGCCTCGAGCTCCTGTCGCTTCTCGACGAGCTTGCTCATGTGATGCCTCCTGTGATCGCCTGCGTGTGCAGGCAGCGCAGGTACTCCTGCGCGAGTTGCTTCTGCGTCTCGTCGACCTCGGGAGATTGCTTGATGCCGTCAAGCATGCTGACGACCTCGCGCAGCCGGGCAGCAAGCGCACCGGCCTTCTCCGCCGTGACGGGACTGATCGCACGCCCTTCCTGGGCGCGCTTCGTGGAAACCTGCTTGATGCGCTCCGCGAGCGCAGCGGCGTCCGCGAGCACCGCCTCGGCGTGCTCCGCGAGCCGCATGCCCTTGCCCCCGGCCGACTTGATGTCCAGGGTCTGCGTGCCGATGGATGCGCCGAGGAGCACGGGGGATGCCTCGGGCACGCGCACGCGCTTGATCGCGCGGTACGAAAGGCCCTCGGGCGTCTTCCGCTGCTCGCTCTCGATCTCCGGGAGCGCGTAGCTGTACTCCTGGAGGTCGCCCATCGCCTTGACGGTTTCGTACGTCTCGCGCCCTGCCGTGGTCCCGAGGAAGAACTCGCCCTCGAAGATCACGCGCTCGCCGTCCTCGTAGATCCGGCCCTTGCCCACGGGGAGCGCGTCGAGCCCAGAGCCCCAGGAGCCGTGATTGTAGGTGGAGAGGCGCACGCGCTGCTCGCCGAACGCGCCCGGGAGGAGCATGTCTCCCTGGTGGTCGATCACATTCAGGGTGGAGATCACCGCGCGCACGGTGCCCTTGTCGCCCCAGGAGGCTTCTTTGAGCTGGAAAGTCTTACGCGGGACGTCGTTCATCTTCCCCTCCCTACCACCGGAGCGAAGGACAACGTGCCGTTAGGATGTTCCTCCGCCATGGCCTGCTCGGCCTCGTCGAAGCTCACGATGCGGCCGTTGCGCGCGATGCACTCGGGGTCGCTCCGGTCCTCGCCGAGCTGCGCGTCGAAAAGCTGTACTGCCGTCACCGTGTCGCTCGAGCGGTACGCCTCGAGGCTCGCATAGCGCTGCGCGTGCATCGTCTCGGTGCGCGCGATCACCTCGGCGCGGATCGACGGCGTCGACCACGGCCCCCGCGGGATCGTGTCGCGGATGTCGAGCGCGAGCTCGCCGGGACCGTGCCCGAGCGAGCGACCCTCGGCGATCGCCTCGAAGAGCGACTCCTGCGCCTGTTGCGCCATGTCGACGAGCCCAAGGCGCCGGCCGCCCTCGCGGACGAGCATCGCCTCGAGGGGCTCCGACAGGTTCACCCCCAGGCCGAAGGCGTCGTTGAGCCCGCGCACCGTGGAGAGCCCGACGCGCACGTAGTGCGGGGCGTAGTCGAAGCCGCGGATCGAGAGCTTCGCCATCACTGCGCGCACAAGGATCTCGATCTCGCCGTCGCCGAGCTCCTTGAGCTCCGGCATGTCGTCAGCCCGCAGGCCGGGGTATGTCGTGCGAAGCGCCTCGCGCCAGAGGTCCGCGGCCTGCTCCCCGAGCGCGCGGAGTGCCGTGACGAGCTCGCCAGCGAACGCGGAGGAGAGCTTCCGCGCCTCGCGCGCCTGGTGCCGGCGGTAGCGGGCGGCCTCCGCGCGGCTCGCCTTCGCGGGAACAGCGAAGAGCGCGTGCGCCTTCCCGTTGCCGGAGGGCGGCTTCTCTTCCTCGGGCGTCTCCTCGTCCTCCGTCGGCTCCTCGGCCGGGGCGGGCGCGCGCGAGGCCATCTGCTCCTCGGGGGAGAGGCCGGCGGGCACGACCTCCGCGCCCATGGGGCGGAGGTATATCTCGTGCTCCGGCTCGACCTCGAGGCGCATCGCCGCGCGAGCCTCGCTCACCTTCGCCCAGCCGCCGCGGACCATCGTGTCCCAGCGCATCGCGAGGCGGTTCTGATCCTCCTGCAGCACACGCACGCCCGAGAGGTCGAAGACCGTCCGGCAGGCGTCGGGGCGCGACTCGAAGTCCGGGAGGAGCTGCTCGTCGAGGTCCGCGGTGATGAGCCGCTGCAGCGGGATGATGCAGCTCTCGTAGGCCATCTCCCGCATCTCGCTCATTGTCGCCCCGACCTTTGTCTGAGCAAGCCCCGAGCCAAACCCTACGACGGCCGCGGGGATCCCGATCACGGCGCACACGCGCTCCTCGGGGATCTCGCGGAGCTTGGCGAGGTCGAGCTGCTGAGGGTTGAAGCCGAACTGCTCGACCTTCATCGGCGCCGTCATCACGAGGGGTTCGCCGCGACGGTCGCCGCTGTAGGCGTGCTTGAGATACTCCTTGGTGTCCCGCTTGTCCTGCTCGCTCATGGTGACGTCGGGGGTCGCGGGGAAGACCGCGAGTCCCGGGACGCCGGCGTTGCCGAGGATCGTCGCCGTGAAGGCCGCAGCCTCGTCGTCGGTGAATACTTCGCGGAGCAAGGAGTGGAGCTCCGAGAGCCCGAGCCTCACGTTGCGCGGGTCGATCCCGAAGCGCAGGTGCACGACGTCCTCGACCTCGACGCGCATCGGGACGCCGAAGGGCGAATACTCGTAATGCGAGATGTACGCCGAGCCGTCGTCCGGCCACTTCGGCGCCATCATCCACCACGGCACATACCAGAGCTCCACGGGGCCGCGCATCCGGTTGCGCACCTTGAGCATGTAGGCGTTGCCGTTGGAGACGAGGTCGATCGCGAGCGCCATCTCGAGGACGTGCCCGCTGTAGTACCCGTTCGGCCGCCGGAGGAGCCGGGCCATCGGGTGGTCGCGCTCGATCTCGCCGTCACGCTCGACGGCGATCGGCGCCTCGGGGAGCGTGCGCGCGACCCAGAGCACGGGGGCGGCGATGACGGAAGAGGACATCCCGTCACCGACGTCGGCGGCGTAGTCGCGCCGCGTGCGCGGGAGCGCCGAGCCCCACCATGTGGCCTGCCGGCCGAAGAGCATCCGGGAGAGCGCCTTGCGGAGAGTCGTGAGCGCGCTCATGCGGGCCTCAGTCGCGTGGTGAGATCGAGGTACGCGACCAGGTACCTCATCGCGTCGCACCCGTGGTCATTCGCCTTCACGGGCTGCTCCTTGAGCGGCTTGCCATCGGCGGCCTTCGGCCAGACGTACCCCGTGATCTCCTCCTCGGTGCAGGCCGGGAGACGCGCAGACTCAAGGGCGCGGTCCCTGTCCACGAGCGAGTCGCGCAGGAGATACAGCCGCGGTTTCCCGTCCGTCTGGACGGCGAGTCGGCTCTCGACGGCCTGCACCCCGGGGGAGATGTCCTTCTTTGCTGGAGTCGTGACGATACCGTGCCGAGCAAGGGTCGCTCGGTCCTCGGCGTCGTGGTCGGCGACGGTCGCCTCGATGCGCTCGCCCTTCGACAGATCGGTGATGCGCTTGGCGTGATCCTCGCAGATCCGCTGCGTGCGGTACAGCTCGCGGTAGCGGTAGGCGCGTCCGTCGCCGTCGATCGCCCACCACTGGCAGACAAAGGGGTTGGTGTAGCCGAAGTCCACGACGCGGATCCGGCGCCAGTCGGCGGGGATCGGGAAGCGGTCGATGAGGTGGATCGCGGGGTCGTAGTTCTCCCACACGAGCCCCTCGGCCGAGACCCACTTGCCGTCGCGCAGCCGGTCGCGCCGCACGCCCGTGAGCTTGTCGAGGGTTGCCTGATAGTCCGGCGGGTTCGCGGGGTTGTCGCTCGCCTTGGAGAAGTACACCTCGGCGCCGCCGCCGAGGATGAGGTCCTTATTGATCCAGTGCGTATCGGGGCCGGGGTTGGTGGTGAGCATGATCTGCCGCCAGCCCATCGCCGTCCCGCGCATGCGCGCGAGGAGCTCGTCGACGTCGGCGCGGAAGAACTCCGTCGCCTCCTCCATCCACGCGATGTCCACGCCCCCCGCCTGGCCGACGGAGCGGATCTGCTCACGCTGCTCCTCGTCCTTCATGCCGCCGTAGGTGAGGATCGAGCTGTTGGCGTACTCGAAACGATGCTTGCTCGGCACATGATGGCAGAAGGGCGTCGTGCCCACGATCTGCCGCTCGAAGAAGAGCACCGTCGAGTTGACCATGCTCTCGCGGGTCTTCCTGAGCATGAGGCCCTGAGCGTTCGGGTAGCGGAGCAGGGCGCCGTGGATCTTCTCCGCGGCGAAGCGCGACTTCCCCCCGCCGGCGCTCCCGGTGAGGAGCAGGAGCGGCGCGGTCGAGCGCCAGGGCTTGATCTGCCAGGGCCACGCGGTGAACGTGGCGACGGCGCTCTCGAGCGCGTACTCACCCATCGAGCGCCTCCGGGGTGGAGGGGGGCGCCGCGGCGTCCTTGTCCGGCCAGTCGTCGGGGCTCACGCCGACGTAGCCCTTGAGCCCGAGCATCCCGCCGATCTCGACGGCGGACTTACGGTGCCCGAGGAGCTCGGCGATGAGCTCGATCGCCCGCATGCGCGTCCCGTTGTCGGAGACCGTCGCGACCGGCTTGCCCTGGTAAAACTCCGTGCGCTCGGCGTTCCGCGCCCAGTTCAGGTCCTCGGCGAGCGAAAGATCGTCGATCCCTGCAGCGGCGAGGACGTCATGCCAGAGCGGGGGGTTGGAGCGGAGGCGCCGATCGAGCTTGCTCGCCGCGACGGTCGCGCTCTCGCGCGTGATGGGAGACGCGCCGTCCGGGCGCTTGACGGCCTCGAGGTAGGCGTCGACCTGCGACAGACGACTCGGCCCGTAGCGGTACTGGATATACCGCCGTTCGCGAGGCGAGAGCTGTCGCATGCGGCCCTTCGAGGCGTTGATCGTTCCCCTCCCAGGGCACCAGAAAAAACAAAAGCGGCGCAGAGAGGGCGCCCGGCGAGCTTAGCCCGACCGGGTAACCTCCCTGCGCCGCGGTTCTTCCGGTGCGCAGTGATCCCGACTGCAATCTACACGGCTTTGTTGGTTGCGTCAAGCACCCTTTGGGGAGAATCGGTTAGGTCGACTGACCGAGTCACCCGGGCGCGGATCGGCCGGCCGGGACCGAGTACGGAGACGATGACCTCCCCGTGCTCGATAGACTCGACGAGGCGACGGAGTGCGGCGGCCTGGGCATCGGTGAGACGCATCGGGCCTCAGCGCGCGAGGGCGGCGAGCACAACGGAGATCGCGTAGCAGATCCCTACGCCCACCATGCCGCCCCCGAAGAGTACCCAGGTCAGGCGGTCGGCATCCTCGCCGGCGCGGATGGCGCGGTTGAGTCGAACCGCTCCGATCGCGTGTGCTACAAAGAGGCACACAACGGCCCCGATAAGAACGCACCCCAGCAGCAGCTTCATCGTCCCCTCCCTCTCTCCGTTCATCAGCGCTTGCCCCCCATCGCGTCGCGGAGCGCATCGGCCTCCCGCTCGCTCAGGAATCGCGCCTCCACAAGCTCGCCCCCGATCTCCAGCCGCACGACCCACTCGGCGACGCTCCCGGCGGCATAGAGGACGAGCGTGTCCACGTAGCGCCCGCGCGGGCCGAGGAGCAGCGGGATCACGCCCCACGCCGTGAGCCCGAGCACGCCAGCGAGCAGCACCCCCGCGAGCCAGCGGGTCACGCGGCGGTACTCGAGGACGAGCTGGTCTCGCTGGATCATGTCTCCCCCATCACGCGGCGGCGGTACTGCTCGACGCGCCCACTCGCGGCGCCGAAGCTCTCCGCGAGCTTGTCATCCCCAAGCCGCTCCAGCACGGCGGCGGCGGCTCTCATCACATCCCTGTACCCGAATGGCATCATCGGTTCGTCTGCGCCCTCCAGCAGTCCCCGCACCATCTCCTGTAGGGTCACGGCGTCCTCCTCTCAGTCACCCGCATCGTGTACTTGCTTGGCGAGTCGAGCCGCCCACTCCTCGTCCGTCTCGCGCCGACCCTCTTGGAGCCGACGTATTGCCCTCTCTGCTTCGTCCCATAACTCGGGACTCCACTCCCGCTTCGCCTTGCGCCACCAACTCCACCACCACCGGACGTCCTTGAGCCACTGCACGAGTCTCGGTATCATGGCGTCCTCCGGTCGAGCGGCTTTGGCGCCCGCTTGCCGCACCACGGGCAATAGACGAAGGGCGGCTGCCCGTACTCCATGCCGTGCACGTTGGCGAATCCGATGAAGCCGTTCAGTTCGTCCAGCCCCTTCTGCCACTGCTCGCACCGGCACACGTCCTCAGCGGCCCCCACCGCGCGCAGGATCGCGTCAAGGTCAGCCTCGGTGAAGGGGAGGGGGCCGGAATAGTGGTGTGTCGTATCCCACACCTCTATCACGTCGAACGGGTCGGGGAACACGGTGCACCAACCCAAGGGCTTGTGCTGCCACTGCTTGTATGTTGTATTCGCGGTCGGCTTCCACCCTCGCCGCTCCAGCGCGGCTGCAAGCTCGTCTCGTGTCACGGCGTCTCCTCCTTGCGCTCCTCGGGGCGGGGGTAGCGGAGGCGCAGACACGCCACCTTCGTACCTACGTGCACCATGTCACGAGCCAGGCCGCGATAGAGACGGCGCACCGACCACGGTATTCGGATGCGGCGATCTATCACGTCGTCAACCTCATCCAGCGCTTCGTGGTAGCCCGCAGCACGGCCCCGCGCCTCGGCGTCCCGTAGCCGAGCCTCCAGGGCGGCGACGTGGTTCAGTAGCCGAGCGCAGTGTGCGGCGTAGGTCCGTATCGCCGCCAGCGCCTCGGGGGTCAGCTCATCGGCCACGTCGCACCTCCCGTATGGTCACCCGCAACTCAACGGGCTCGTACTCTGGACCGCTGTTCTGTGGCCGCTCCCGCAACAGACAGTCCATGGTGCATTGATCGCTGCTGCGATTGGTCAGCCATGACCACCACCGCCCGTCCGACTTGCGCCGTATCGCCCACGCTCGCAGCGGGGTCATGGCGTGGCCTCCTTCTGCCCGGCCAGTTCCCACCCGAGCGTTCGCTTCGCGTCGTGCAGCGCGTGCATCGTGCGCCACAGTTTCAGTTTTCCCGCTCGGTTCATCAGGTCGTTCATCGCGACGACGAACTCGCGCTGCCCTTTCGGCAGAACACGGAAACCCTGCTTCTTGGTCATGGCGTCACCCCCGGCGGAAGGCGCTCCACCCTCTCGACCCAGAACTGCACCCCGGCTATGTAGACATGATGCCCGGGGTGCGCGTCCAGGTTAGTCCATGGTGCCGCGTAGGTTCCCGTGCCGCTGTCCTCATCCCGATACCACCGGACGTGCTCGCCCCGAGTCGGCACCCACGGCGGGGGGCAGAGCACCCAGCGGGTGTGTTCCTCGCCCGGACTGCTCGCAATGAGCGAAGCCGCCCACGCCCTGTGCTTGCCCTCGGGCATCACGTTCTTGCCCCGCATCGCCATCAGCACGGCCCACTCGCGACTGCCGACCACCACGGGGAGCACTTCGGTTGCCCCGGGCCCTCCCGCCCCGTCGTTGCCCCACACGACCCCGTACTCGTCCATCCAGTACCGCCGCTGCTCGTCCATCAGCTCCTCCTCGCTTCCAGCTCGCCGAGCGCCCAGTGCAGACAGATTCCGCGCCATCGGGCGCCACACCACGGACACCGGGCGCCGAGTATCCACGTCGCCACGTACCAGCGCAGACGTGCCACGCTCACGCCAAAGCAGCTCGCTCGTCTCCATCACGCCCTCCTCTCCACGATTGCCGCTACCACGTACTGAACCGCCTGTGGCATCGCGAGCGGTTGGGGCGGGAGATACTGACCGACTTGGCGACACGCTGTCAGCTGCCGCAGTCGCCGCACCGGTAGCCGTCCCGCTGGATCACCCGCAACCGCAACGCCCGC